CTATCAGGCAGGTCTAGACAAGTATTATGGTCTGCTTGATTTGGCAGAACGCTATGGTATCGTCAAGAAGATTTCAAACAAGTATGAGTTTCCTGATGGATCAAAGGCATTCGAAAGCCAGATCAAGAAGAACCCAGAGAAGTTCTTTACACCTGAAATACTAGATGCTATCAATGAAGGTTGTCAGGCAGATTTCATGTATGGCAAATATAATGTAGAAGTGGAGACAGAAGATGGAAATGGGAACTGACTTTCGATTTAGAGATGACCTTTTTGACGAAAAACAAGAAGGTTCTACATGCCCAATTGAATTAATGCTTGACCCATTCGCTGGAGTGTGCTATCGTTATACAGTTGTCAAATTCAAGATGGAAGAAGATGGCACGCCGAAACTCCAATATGATTATGAGATTATCAAGACAAACGATTTGTCAATGATGACCTTGCGAAAGAATGAGAAGTTCAATACTGTATTAGGTCTAATTCTCAATACACTGTTATTGGATGCATCGGAAGCAGAGAATGGGATGAACATTGAGACTCGAACAAACGATACTGAAAAATCTAATCAAGAATGAGTCCTTTACGAGGAAGGTTCTACCCTTCCTCAAAGAGGATTATTTCTCTAATGGTGAAGATCGGCTACTTTTCAAAGAAGTGGCCGACTTCATTCTCAAGTATAATCAGCAACCAACTTTTGATGCATTGTCCATTGAGGTGGACAATATTCGTGGTTCGACTGACGATACTGTAAAGAATATCCAAGAGACACTAAAACAACTCAAAGATGATACAAATCAAACAAACGAAGATTGGCTTTTGGACAACACCGAAAAGTTTTGTCAAGAGAAAGCAATCTACAATGCCATTACACAATCACTGGAGATTATGAATGGGAAGGGAAAACTATCTAAGGGCGCTATACCTACTTTGTTGTCTGACGCTCTGGCTATATCTTTCGATCCGAATGTTGGTCACGATTATCTTGAAAATGCTGTAGAACGATATGAACATTATCACCGTGTGGAAGAACGCTTGCGGTTTGATTTGGATTTATTCAATAAGATTACAAAGAATGGCGTTCCGAGAAAAACTCTCAATGTTGTTATGGGTGGTGTCGGCGGTGGTAAATCTCTTACTCTTTGTCATTTTTCTGCTAGTTATCTTGCTATGGGCAAGAACGTTCTTTATATCACATTAGAGTTGGCCGAAGAAGAAGTTGCCAAGCGTATCGACGCCAATCTAATGAACATTACATTTGATGATTTACAAGCATTACCAAAAGATTTGTATGATAAGAGAATTGATACACTAAAGCAAAAGACAAACGGTAAACTGATTATCAAAGAGTATGCCACGGCAACGGCATCGACTATCCACTTTCGTTCCTTGTTGAACGAACTAAACCTCAAGAAAGGATTCGTACCAGATGTTATCATGGTCGACTATCTCAATATTTGTGCGTCATCCCGTATCAAGCCTGGTAATGGTGTTAATAGTTATACCTACGTTAAAGCGATTGCCGAAGAGCTTCGAGGTCTAGCGGTAGAGTTCAATGTTCCAATCTGGTCTGCCACACAGTTGACCAGAAGCGGATACACAAGTTCTGATCCAGGTATGGAAGATACTTCCGAGTCATTCGGTCTTCCCGCTACGGCCGACTTCTTCTTTGCTCTTGTCGTAACGGAACAACTGTCACAACTAAATCAGATTATGGTGAAGCAGCTAAAGAACCGATACAATGATCCAGGCATAAACAAAAGATTTGTGATAGGGGTTGACAGAGCAAGAATGAAACTATATGATGTTGAAGCATCGGCACAAGACTTGGCGGACTCTGGACAGGAAGAACCAGAGAGACCAGTTTTTGATAGAAGCAAGACAGACAAAACCAGCAAGTTTAGAGGACTAAAGGTATGAGCCGACATTATACATATTACCATGAGTTCAATGAAAACGAAGAACTGATTTGGTATGTCTTTGAAAAGGCAACCGCACAGGTTGTTGCGGAGTTTTTCTTTGAGGACGATGCCAAGGAATGGAGTAACTTCTGGTCGAACGGCGGAGGCTTTGCTGGATTCACTCCAAGATTTGTCTTGACAAAGGTCTCCAAAGGTGATATAAATGAGGCATTCTTGGCAGAGTTTGCGGAATAGATTCCAAAAAAGTGAAAAAAAAAATCAAAAAAAGTTCTTGACTTTCCGTTTTGTGTGCTATATACTATTCAGACAATAGAGATTTGGTTCCATAGCTCAACAGGATAGAGCAACCGCCTTCTAAGCGGTAGGTTGAAGGTTCGAATCCTTCTGGGACCGCCATTTTATGGGGGTGGGTGTAAGACACAAGAGGGACTTATAAACCCTTTAGCGGCCGATTACCGTTCTCGACCAGGAGCGTTACCTGGCACCCCTACCAACTTTGGAGCATGTGATGGAAAAGTTTGAGTTGCTTCTACAGTGTTATAGGTCTGGACAGATGTCCGAGAAGCAATGGCAAGATCATTTGCGAAACGATGAAGGTCTTGTCGAGTGGTATGTAAACATTCTACAAAATCAATAGACTAAGGGTGCGTCAAACTGTCGCATCAGATTTTTGAAAAAAGTTCTTGACCCAAGCGATTCCTTGTGGTATGGTATGCGAACAGTGAGACGAGAGGGTAGAAGTCAAGGACACGGTGCGACAACCTGACGCACTTTTTTTCGAAAAAAGTTCTTGACTATGCGTTTTGTGTGCTATATAGTATGCGAACGATGACAGAAACGAGGTACGGATGAAAGACGAAACCGTAAAGCGTGACTACTACTGGGTGGTAGAGGCATCCGATCCTAACGGTCGGATTAACTACCGCAAAGAGTATCATAATAAAGACGGCTCGGCATTCCGAGATTATGCTCGCTTGAAGGCAACTGGCGCTGTATCTATTCAGCGTAAGTTCAAGGAGTATAAGATTGCCTAGCTACCGCTGTTTGACATTGTGAATAGGGTTATAACTGAGGTGCCGTGCCCGGAACTGGTTACGGGGCGGTCTGCAAAACCGTTTTATGTGGGTTCGAGTCCCATCGGCACCTCCAATTACTTTATTGATGGGTGCATCCTTATAAGCCTAAAGATATGGCCTTGAACCATATACGCTTAGGGTGCATCTCTCAATAGAGTAATATTCGGCGATAGCAATCCTGGTGATCGCACTCGGCTGTTAACCGAGATGAAGGTTGGTTCGAGTCCAACTCGCCGAGCCAATACCGCCCATTCGTCTAGTGGCTAGGACGCCTGCCTTTCAAGCAGGAAAAAGGGGATCGAAACCCCTATGGGTGACCAATTATGGACCGATAGCTCAGTTGGTAGAGCAGGGGACTCTTAATCCCTTTGTCGTGGGTTCGAATCCCTCTCGGTCTACCATTTGGAACATAACAACAGGACGCTGACTCTGCGAAGTAAGATATCGGGTTGATCTCCGAGAAGGTATGGAGAGTGTTATGTTCCTACTTTATTTTGGATCCGTAGCACAATAGGTGGTGCAAGGGACTTTTAATCCCAAGGCTGTCGGTTCGAGCCCGACCGGATCCTCCAATAGTCGAGCGAAAGCGGTTAAGTTCATAACGACTCAAAATAAGTATGAATGAGAGTTAGACTAAGTTTTCTTCATTTCAGTGAAGAAAAGACTGGGTCGATGGGAAGTCTCTTTCACTAGGATCAAACTTCCCACTAAGTTTTTTGATGGTCTGACCGGATCATCCAATTGCGGGTGTAGCTCAATGGTAGAGCCATAGTCTTCCAAACTAAAGACGAGGGTTCGATTCCCTTCGCCCGCTCCAATATCTTCACGTATCCCCCTCGGCTACGAACCGAGAGTAAGGTAACTGGATGAAAATGCAGGTTCGACTCCTGCCGTGAAGGCCATTTAATGCTGGTAGGTCGGCAAGATGTCGAGGCGCTCTCATAAGGCGTTATAGGTTGGTTTAATTCCAACTATCAGCACCATGTTTGATCTAGATACACAGCCTTTATGGAGTGTCGCAATGCTAGACAACATTCGTTCCAAGACGTGAGGGACAGCAAGTTTTGCGGTCAGGTGGTCCGGAGACCATTCTTGTCTCATAAGCAAGAGAGCCATGTTCGACTCATGGGTCCGCATCCAATATCGGTGAAGTGTTACGGTAGCACGGCAGTCTCCAAAACTGCAAGCCCAGGTTCGACTCCTGGCTCCGGTGCCAGTTTTATCTAGGTGTAGCTCAATTGGCAGAGCATCCCGTTTGGGGCGGGAAGGCTGTTGGTTCAAGTCCAGCCACCTAGACCATTTAGGAAGATATATATGGATGAAAACTATTTGAAGCGCCAAATGATTTTTCGCTTGACAGTGTTCTTTTTATTGAGTATAGTAATAGGGTTCGTTCTATCGGATTTAAATATCCATAGTCAGATTAGTGGAGATAATCAGAATGTTCAAGATTTCAGAGGAAACCAAGGCAGCGGCAATTGAGGAAATGCGTAAAATTCTAGGTGATGGTCCTACAGACAATCAGTTGGAAGAGGCATTTGAAGCGGCAGTTGCTATTGTAAAGAAGCAGTTTGGTTTTTAATGTATAATGGAGAGTTGGCTGAGTGGTCGAAAGCGGCCGTTTGCTAAATGGTTGGGCCCTAACCCGGTTCCATAGGTTCGAATCCTATACTCTCCGCCAATTAGGAGTGAGCAACAGGCAAGGAGTCTGCACCGCTTGGAAAGCGGATGGTCCCCGAAAGGGGATAGGTGTCGGATACCTGCCACTCCGCCAGTTTATGGAAGAGTAAGCCAGTGGGACTGGCCTTCGTTTCGAAAACGAAAGGAGCCTGAAATATGGTTTGGGGATCGAGACCTCACTCTTCCGCCATTTATGCGGGTTTAGTTCAGAGGTAGAACATCGGTGTTACATACCGAGTGTCGGTGGTTCGATTCCATCAACCCGCACCAGAAAGCAGAGTTGTCACGCTTCGTCTATGCTTAATAAGGTAGAATAGCGCACCAGACAACTTATTATAATGCGCTTGTAGTCCAATTGGTAGAGGCGCTGGTCTTAGAAACCAGATGTTGTAAGTTCGAATCTTACCAGGCGCACCAAACGTAGAGGGATTGTAGGTAGACCTGTAAGAAAACCGTTGCGACGAGTTATGACTGGGTTGTAACCTTCATAGATTTAATGCACTTAGAGGGAGCAGGTGAACCCACTCGGCTGTCAACCGAGTATCGGCCGGGTCAGTACCGGTTAAGTGCGCCATTCACGGGCCTGTAGTTCAGGGGGAGAACGTCTGCTTTGCAAGCAGAATGTCGGCGGTTCGATTCCGTCCAGGTCCACCAGTTTTGTGAGGCAGTATCGATACAAATAATCCGGATGAGCAGAATTGCCACATCGAGGTCGGGAGACGGTGCGAGGCTGTCGTAACCTTGGGAACCCGGATACTGAAAAGAGGATGCATACTCGTTCCTCACAAAAAAAGTTTTACGCTTCGTTCGTCTATTGGCTAGGACACTCGCCTCTCAAGCGGGAAAGATGGGATCGATACCCATACGAAGCACCAATTATGCTTCTCTGGTGTAGGTGATCCGCACGACTGCCTGAAGAGCAGAAG